GGTGGATTTGTGGGTACGGCAAAGTACAGAGGATATTATAAAATAACATCAGAAGATTATTATTCTGGCGAGTTGTATGCTGATGAGGAGGTGGGAATCACCTAATGGAATGGGTATATGACCGGACACAGGAGGATGTGGAGCGGGCAAAACTGCTTACGCAAAAATATGCTGCGGGGACAATCACGGAAACGGAGAAAAAAGAATGGGCTGCAGGAATGAAAGGTGCGCTGAATGCCTCAGACCTGAACAGGATTGAAGGGAATATCCGGGAAATCGCTGGAATTTTAGCGATAACTGTAACAACGAAAACGTGGGAAAAGAATCAAATCCCACGAGTAAGTGATTTTAAAAGAATCCGTGATAATGTACAACGCATTCGGGACGCATGGAGTACCTTGAAAGATACCCCAGTTACGCCAGATACGCCGCTGGTTACTTATCAAAAATGGAATGCCATAGAGCGGATTTTACACGATGTTAAATATGTATATGACCGCGTCATGGACAGTTATTATTATTGCGGCGATGAAATCTACGCCGGGGAAGGAATAGGGATTTTATAATGGCAGAGACATGGTTTACGCCAAAAGAGTGGAAAGCCCGCCTTGTGGAATTTGCAGGACGGCGGCTTCTGAGAAACGTTGCAAACGGAGAAACTGTAACATATGACGTATCCCGTAGCGAGGGGCAGGTTTCGCAGGAGGGCGATGCGTTTAACACCAAAAATATGAACGACCTTGAACAGCGAATCTCGAACGGCTTTGCGAATGCAAAGACAAATATTGATGCGCTAAATAGGGATTTAAGCGCCATGAACGACAATGGCGCAATTACTGGCATGGATGCCAGAGAGGACGGGGTTTATATCACATACTCCACTGGTGCCGATACAGTGACAAAAAAATTGGGTAGCAGCGGGATTGGCGGAACGTTAGAAACCGTTGCAGTAAGAGACCGAACTGTAATGACAAGGAATTATATTTTTAACAATACTGGGGATTACGTATCACTAGTTTTAAACGTAAAAACTCCTCCCAATGGAGGAAATGCAAATTCTGTGACTGTTTATGGTACTGCTATTGGTACGAGCACTTATAAACAAATCCAAAAGATAACTACACTTAATGCAGATGTAACTGTAAATATCAAAGGGTATGATCATATAAAGCTTGCTGTTACTGCCAGCCATTCCGGAAATGGTGGGCATTCCTACGAAGCCGTGACAATAACGACCTATGCTTTATCGTAATACAGTATTATATTACGATAAAATAAACAATCGCCCCATTTCGGAACGTATGCGCGGAATCCGCAGGAAACGTTACCTTTGTACCGTCTATGACGTAGTTCATATTTTTGCTGTTTCCCTGTATGTTGGCGGTCATGAATTTTTTTATGTTCCCCCAGCAAATACCGGCGCAATCATTCGACAGTCCGGTAATATTGGGGCAAAACCATGCGAAGGCGTTTACCTTTATACCTAAATCAACGGTCCATGCTCCGGCAATATCGCCCTTTCCTTCTACTGTTACCTGTATAGCTTTCCCATTTTTAAAAGGGATTACTGTATCCGCACCTCCCGCTTTGTATCCCCAGTTGCCATCCGCGTCTTGTCCAAAAGACAGACCACCCAAATCACTACTTAGTGAACTAAAACAAATGTAATTATAAATTAAATACACACAGAAAAGAGGTAAAATATGAAAAAAATCGTATTTAAATCTGGCAAAGAATTGGAGATTGATGGGATTACCCAAAGCGGGAAATCCTTGCAAATCTCTATAAAAAGCAGCGATGTGAAAAGCATCATCGACACGTTTTCCAATTCTGAAAACACGGCTGTGATGCGATATTATGTTGGGACAGACCTGATATGCGGATATGCTGGGTTCAAAAAATTCGTGAGTTTGGAATATACGCCTGACGTGATAGCGTCCATCAATTACGAGCAGGAGGACGCAACCACAGAAAGCGGGTTTGTGGAATCCCATGTGGCTGTATGTACGGTGCATATGGAAAAAGCTGAAGAAGCAGGGCTGCCGGAGGGACTGACTGATAAAGTCGCAAAACTGGAAAACGATGTGTCCAGCATCACGTCCGGCATCAATGAGATCAACGGAATCTTGGAGGGCGAATGATATGTTTACAAAAAAAGCGAAAGATAATCTTCAGGCAATGTTAGGGCAGGCTAAATTCAGCGCTGCGAATAACACGGATGCACAGGCTTTGCGCGTCCCCTCTCTGTACCCCGAATGGGAAAAACTGGAAGAGGGTACGCATTTGGAAAAAGGGCAGCGCGTTAATTACAACAACGTGCTTTACAATGTCCTTAGTGCTCACGATAAACAGACACAGTGGACGCCGGAGGCGGCGCATTCCCTGTTTGCAAAGGTACTCATCCCAGATCCTGGTGTTATCCCGGACTGGGAGCAGCCGTCTAGCACAAACGGATATAAAAAAGGCGACAAGGTAAAACACAATAGTAAGATTTGGGAATCTCTTGTCGACAACAATGTATGGGAGCCGGGAGCTGTAGGAACAGATAGTGTATGGAAAGAAGTACAGGAAGGATAAGGTGATCCGATTATCTCCCGCGCAGGGTTAAGCGTGATTCTGGGGCGGCTGCGGTCGCCCTATAAAAATAATAAGGAGAGCAGAGCATGAAAAAACTTTTTATTTCACAGCCGATGAAAGGCAAAACAGATGAGGAAATTTTAAAAGAGAGGGAAAAGGCAATCGCCAGCGCAAAGAGAAATTTTGTAGAAGACGAAGAAATAGAGGTTATTGATTCGTTTTTCCAGAGCGCGCCTGCGGATGCGAGACCTTTGTGGTTTTTGGGAAAATCTTTGGAATTGCTTTCGACTGCGGACATTGCGTATTTTGCAAAAGGATGGGAAAACGCAAGAGGCTGCCGCATTGAAAATACCTGTGCCATTGAGTATGGGATTGATGTGATCGAAGATTATACGGAGGACTAAGAGTATGGGAAGCAAAGAGTTTTTAGAAAAAAGTAAACAGGTTGTAGTGGATTATTTCAACAGCCACGCGGACAAAACTGACCAGAAGCAGATTACAGGGGATGACGTATTCGTGGTTTGGTACTGCAAGACGCTTCAGAACCACAAGGCACTGTTGAGCACAACTGTTTCTGACGGTATGTATTACGAAATCACGCATAATGGGGACAAGCAGGAAACGTATGTGGATTCATACAAGAAGTGGGAGAATTTTGTTGTGAGGTAATGCAAATGTGGAAAGGAATTGACGTTTCGGATAATCAAGGCGTGATAGACTGGGAACAGGTTGCAGCGTCAAAAGTTGCATTCGCAATCTTGCGCAGTGTGCGCCGATCGGGCAAGGAAGATCATCAGTTTGCTGCAAATCTGGAAGGCTGCCGAAAGCACAATATACCATTGTCTGTATATAAGTACACCTACGCAGCCACGCCGGAAACGGCGCGTGGAGAAGCTCAGCAGGTCGTAGAATTATTACAGTCTCACGGGCTTACCGGAACAATGGTCTGGTGGGATGTAGAGGACAAAGATGTGTTGCATCCGTTGGGCATTAAAAAACTGACAAAGTGCATCAGAGCGGCACAGGAAGTCATCACAACGGCAGGGTACGGGTTTGGGCTATATATCGGGCTGTATGTTTATAAGGAGCGCTGGCTTGACTTTGACGCGTTTGCTGGGACACGGCTGTGGGTGGCTCGATACTACAAAGGTTATCGAACGATGCAGTTTGATGACGAGCCGGATCAGGAATACAAGCCTGATGTTGACGGTGATATATCTGGGTGGCAGTACACGAGCTGCGGCGAGATCCCGGGCATCAAGGGGGATGTAGATCTTGATATCGCATATGATGATCCTGCGGAATGGACGCATCCTGCAGCGGAGCCGGGAGTGATTTACACAGTATCCGTAGCTGATGTATGGACACGCGAGCAGGCAGAGGTTATCCGGCAGCAGTTTGCGGCGATGGGAATTAATGGGATTGTCCATAAGGTTAAGATCTTGGAATAAAGATATAGGCCGAGAGAACATTCAAAGTCCTCCCGGCCGCAGGCTATGATGAAATGATGAAGCGGCTATGTCCTGATAAGATTATCTTTTATGGATCTGTACCAGACGATTGCAAAGGTGATATAATCAGGATAAAGCCGTTTAGCGATAAATTTAACGTTGCGGAGGTGGCGGCATGGTGATAAATTTACAGTTTTTCGGAGGACGTGGAGGAAGCAGCGGTTTGGGAAAAATCGGCGGCGTTGGGCTGGATGTTACGTATAACGGAGAAACGACACGGTATTATTTCGAGAAACACGGAAATCAGAATTATTATTCGGCGGGGATGGGAGGAATGGCTGGCCAACTCCACAAAACATGACACCAGCAGAGTTCAAACGCCGGGTAGAATCCAATGGGGCAAAAACGGCACCAGTAACCGCAGCAATGAAAAGAGCAGACGAAAAAAAACATGCAGCATACCGAAAAGAAATGGATACGTTTTTAGACAGAGCGTATGCAAGTGACAAAACGTTTGTGCAAGGATCGCGTAATGCAAGAAAAGCCAACCGAGCGAACAAACGAATCCGCAGAAGATAATCTCGTAAAGTAGACGAGCAGATGTCAACTAAAAAGAGGGAGGACAAAATGAAAGTAGACTTACAATTTTTTGGCGGTCGCGGAGCTGCTTTAAACGCAGCCGGAAGTGCGAAAAAAAATAGAGGGGGGATCATCGATCCATCTGCAGAGCCCAGGGAAATAGAAGCAGTATATAGAGAATCACGCGGGTATTACGGGTCTTATTACAAGAACGAGATTTTGCAGGCATCTGCTGATGATCGTACCGGGGAGTTATCTTTTGACTATGCTACTCCTGAAAAACGCGAAAAGACATCTAAAACAAATAAAACGCAGTATCTTACATATAAGTTAAATGCTGGCGCAGAGGATGGAGACACGTTTGGTATCAACTGGGACAAGGTTAAAGCTGTCTCGGGACAGACGTATGGCATCCGTGCAGAACTGAAAAAACGCGGTTTTAAATGGGATGGGAAAACAAAAAAGTGGAGGAAAGAGTAAATTTTCCGACCAAAGACATACAGGAAAACAACACCGAAAAGCAGGGCTCTTATGAGCTCTGTTTTTTTTACTAAAATATGTGCTTTAGTATTTACAAATAATGTGCTTTAGTGTATTATAATCACATAAGGAACGAAAACAAAAAAAGGAGAAAAAAGCATGGAAAAACTTGAATTGCTGAAAGAAAAAATAGAAAATATCGGATTTAATCCGATCTGGTACGCGGATTTAGATCCGGAATC